TATTCTTTACGAACTTCATTAACAGTACGTATACCATCACGTACTTGTATAGATTCAATGTTAGCACGTTTCAATTCATCTTCAATGTCTATTTCATTGAATTTGAATACTTCATTAAAACCATTACGGCCTAATGCTTTGTTGAATCCAGCTTCATAAAATTTAGCTTTAGCATTCATAACATTCTTGAACTGTTCCTTTTGAGCTTCACCATTACCACTTCCAAGGTTGGCGGTTTCGATGATTCCAACAATAGCCGGTGGAACACGGAATAAACTTATAATCATGTCACGGCACATGTTCATCATATTGACATAATCCATATCCTTGTTGTTCACATTTGCGGATTGATATGTTGCACCTTTAACTGCCAGCATTCCACCTTTCTTTCTTACTTGAGATGTGATTGCTGCTTGCAGTCTTAACAGTTCAGTATTGAACTCATCATTATCAATATCCTTATCAAAACTAATGATTGCAGTAGGGTCAATACCCTCATTCTCCATAAGTTTCTGGTTGTAATCCATTCCCAAAAACATCATCAACAAAGGTTTCTGTATTGTCTCCAGTTTACTGACTCCAAATTTACTGTCATGAAATTCAGTTGTTGGTTCATAGATATGGATCAACTCATCGGGCTCATATCTGATATGAGGTTTATTACGGAACCCGTATTGGTCTGTGTCATCAAAGTATCTGATAAGGCTTGCAGGTATATACTGCAATCCATTTATAATATGATAATTGTTATGGTCATAATCAAATTCTTCATAGTTAATTTCAATGAATGTGTCTCCAACTAACTCTTGTGAATTGACTATCTGTTTAATGAATACAGGGAAAGTCATACTGGACTCATTCGCCTCAGGATGATTAAACAAATTAGTCAAATATCTGGTATTATTAAGATTCACTTTGAAATCATCAGGATTATTAATCTTAAAACCATTAATCAAAAACGTATCTGATATCGCATTCACACAACTGTAGACATATGGATTATTTTTAGCTTGTTTGAAGAAACCATAATGTCCAGCTGTTTTATTTACTGTGTTAAAAATAAAATGATAATCATGTATATACTGTTGGAATAAACTATCCTCATATGGTTTCCTGAGCACGGGCATTACCGCATTCCGGAATCGGGATTTCATATTCATACGGAAATTATCTAACATAAAAAACATTCTCCTTTAGAAGTAGATTACACCTAATGGTGTTGCATTGTTTGTTGTATTAGCTGGACCATATAATCCACCTCTCCACATGTCGGGACAGTGGTCGTTGATTTTCAATGGTCGGTCTTCGCCACGCTGTTGGGCTTTTTTATCCCAACTGTAAGTTTGAGCTTGACTGATACTGTTGGTGCAGTCCTGATGTATCAGGAATCTGTTATTGTTGAATAAGTCTTGAGTTTTCTTTATATCTTCATAAGTATCAGGAGCATAAGTCTTAATTTTCAATTTGACACGACTGTCTTTTTGACAGGCGGTCTTTAAGCTTGCTGCATCATGAGGTAAGTAGATTGTACTGTTACTATCCAATCCGTATTTGTCTTGTAAAGCTACAATATCATCTACACGTTCGGAGTCTGATTGTGCTACTCCGATGTCTTCTTTGTCATAGTAGGTTTCTTCGAGAAGATAGTAGGTGTTGCCTTTGTTCATGTCTCGGTGTATGCCCATTACTCCGAATGTGGTAACTGTTGATACACCGTAGTCGCAGCATAAGTTTATCTCATGAATTTGTTGATCTGTTGGGAATTCATCTTTCAGATAGTTCCATGTGAAGACATTTGTCTTAGTGTCGAACATGTCATAGATTGCTCCTTCGGCAATAACCCATTCGCCAAGAATATTTCTTTTGTAGAAGACTTCTGATTTTTGGTTTACACGTTTTAGTTCTTCTACATATTCTGGTGGTAAGTTTGGATTATCATCTAAGAGGAACTTCCATGTCTTGACAGTTCCAGCTGCTAGTAATTCATGATTGTTAATGTAATTAGTGAAAATGTAATGATAAGGGCTGTCTGGGTTGGTGTTCCAGAACATTTTTGCACCAATATCACTGCAACGTGATATGGCCATTTCTACAGCAGACTTCGGACACCTTGCAATCTCATCCGCCAACCATCCACCAACAGTCATACCTGCGATGACGTCAACGGCTTTCTCATCATTGAACCCCATGACATAACAGGTTTTACCATCAATGATTAGTTCACCATCATAAGCATGAAACTCATACGGGATATCTTCCGTATTCATCATAGCTATTAAAGGATTAATCACATTCCTTTTCAAAGATGATGATGTCTTACCGGATATCAGAAATTCATTACTATTCGATTCCGCTAAGAATGTTAACCATCTGGCATTACAGGTAATGGTCTTACCGGACCTGACACTACCATATGCGATGTTGATCCAAGCATCACTATTCCTGAAAAAGTCAACAGCAGTACGGCCGAACTCACCATATTCAAAATAGTTTTTACTTTGCTTCATCTTCTCGCCTATGCTTCTCTTCACTTACACGGATAGCATCAGCAAGACCGGATAAACCTTTATGATTCACGTCAGCTTCAATCTTTTCTTTCTTACCATACATATGTGGATATCTTCTTTCCAACATCCACGCTGCAGCTTGCCAACTCTCCAAACTTGATGAAACAATAACCTGTTCAAAGTTATGCAACGCTTTATTTTTTGCTGTTTCAACACATTCTTTGAATTTGACAAACTTTGTCCTGCCTTTCGCTTCTTCCGCTCTATGAATCCAGTTATAATAAGTTTTCTCATCAATTCCCACGTACCCACATGCACCAAGAATACTACTCCCATTTTCTAAAGCTTCACAGAAAGCCTTTTGCAATTCTGGAGTCAATTTAGTCTTCCTAGCCATATTAATATCCTCCTTTTTTTTATTACTGGAAATAACTGGAAAAGTTAAAAAAAAATTATGAAATTTTATCCAATACATTCACCCTGATATGCTCTGCAATAGCCCGCATCAAGTTTGGTGGTACACTATTCCCGATTCTCTCTTTGACTTGATTATCGCTACCTATCCAATTGAATTGATTGTCTTCATATGTGAAACTTTGAAGTATACTCAATTCCTGCACATCTAATTCTCTGTCCTCTTTGTAATGGACGAGTTGAGGTTTACGTGTAATTGTTGGACAAGGTTTATTAGGCAATAATCTGTAAATGTCACGAGTCTTTGTTGGGAAGTTTGGTACTTCACCACTCTTCTGACCTGGTCGCAGATATTTTGCATATCTTGTGATGCTTGAATTATTTGGTTGTATTTTACCTTCCAAATGTCCAATACTTGCTTTGCATGGTATTGGCCTTGTGGTTGGTTTTGGGTGACTTGCTGGTATTCCAAGGTCTTTACGTACACCTATGAATATCATCCTTTGCCGACTTGTTGGACAATTATAATACTGGGCGTTCATTAGTTTGGCCCTAACATCATATCCTGATAATTTCAATTGTCGGAGTATGTCTTTGAAGATGATCTTCATATTGCCTTTCACCATACCAGATACATTTTCCATTACAAATGTCTTTGGATATAATCCTCTGAGCAATCTGATGTATTCATGGTATAGTTGGTTTTTGGTGTCGCAGAAGTCTCGGGCTCCAGCAGTACTGAATCCTTGACATGGTGGACTGCCGTCGAAGAGGTCTAGTTCTCCTGGTATTAATCCGGTTATGTCAAGGACTTTTTCAACACTTAGCTTATGAATGTCTCCATAATAGATTGGTGTATCTGGGAAGTTTCGTTGGTATGTGGCTACTGCATGTGTATCCATTTCAACAGCTAACAGGACTTTGTATCCTGCTAATTTGTAGCCATATGATGAGCCTCCGCATCCGCTAAATGTTGATATAACCTTAGGTTGTTGAATAGTCTTGTTTTGGGATTTCATACCCACACCTTGGACAAGTTAAGGTTTCAATACCGTCGGCTATGGATTCATCGTATTCTGGTTCGTCTTCAGGGATTATCATATTTGTGTCTAGGTTGATGTCTTCTTCACTTACTGTGGAGGTTTCTTCAACTGTAGCTTTATTTTCTTTTAATCCTTGGAAGCCGAGAATATCATTATTGTTGAATCCGGTTAAATCTGTGTTGAATCCTGAATCATGCAAGTCATTGAATACTTTGACTAATTTATCTTCATCAAAGGTACCCATTACTTTTGTATTGTTTAATACTAGGTTGAGGGCTTTTTCCATGTCTTCTGATTCAAGGTTGATGTCATTGTCTGGGAATACCCATCCGTATGAATCATTCAATTTTAACAGATTTAGTTCTGCATAGAAATCATTGTCTATTAAGTATTGGTCTAGTAGGACGTCGAATCTTTGATGTCCTCCGATTATCCGATTGTTATGCAGGTTGATTAGTATTGGTTCAACTATTCCAAAGTTATCAATACTATTTCGTAGTTTTGTTTTCTCATCTTCTGAGATTTTCCTTGGGTTATATTCCGCTGGGTATATGTCAGTTATTTTGATTTTTTCTAGTTCCATCTTTGATGTCCTCCTGTTAAAATAACTAAATAATACCAAACCCTTATTTCATTAAATCATGATTTAATGAGCATAAAAAAAAATAAACTAATTTATAAATTTGAATAACACACCAACAACAATACTGATAATGATTGGTGCGCCTATAGCTACTGTATTACGGAAACTTCTCTGACTTGCAACAAAATCAGTTAATTCTTGTTTTGTTTCAGCTAATTCATCGGAAACTTTATCGAATTTATCTTCTAAGTCTTTGAATTTCTGGTCAATATCTTTGTTGTTTTCATCTCTTGATTTTTGACTCGCTTTTAATAGAACTGTCACTTCTGTTACCTTTTCAATGAGTTCAATTTGTTGTTGATGGTCAGTTGCTAATTCTTTATTGATGCTGTGAATATCTTCTTTCTTGCTGTCCATTCGTGCTTTTAGTTCTGCATTTTCTTTTTCAAGGTCTGCGAATCTTTTTTCATATAAGCATCCTGGATGGTCTGTTTGACTAACGGGTGGTGTCATGTGCATCACCTACCACCGCTTCTTCGTATTCACTTGCTGGGTCAATGTCTTCTATGATGTTTTCATCATCGAATTTAGCATCCTTCATTTTCGTCACCAACTATCTCTTGATCTTCTTCATCTTCAGTTATTATTTCATCTGGGATAGTTGGATCATCATTTTGATATTGTTCATGCACCATTTCTTCTGCAACTTCCACCCTTTTGTTCTCGGTGGTTTGTGTTACAATGTATGCTGCAATTCCTACAATTGGTGGTATTAACCATGCGTAGTCTGCAGGAATTATTTGTGTCAATCCATCTTTTCCGAGATATGCTA